TAACTTCTCTTCTCTGCCCTAGTTTCGCACAGGCCTTTATTATTGGCGAAGGCATACTAGGTACTAACGTGCTGGCAGACTCAGCTGCAGTTATCGTAGATGTAAGCGATGTAGTAGATAGCGTAAGCATTAAGCGCGGCCGTAATGCCCAGGCAGATGAATTTCAGACTGGCACAATGACCTTGCGTATCGTGGATCAGAACGGCGATTTTAATCCACAGAACCCGAGCAGCCCCTACTTTGGCCTACTTGATCCAATGCGTAAGGTATCTATATCGGCTACTTATGGCGGCACTACCTATCCAATGTTCTCAGGGTTTATTACCAGCTATACGACCACTACGCCTAAGAACGCTACGGATGTCGTGTACACGACAATTCAAAGCGTTGACGCACAAAGATTGGCTCAAAATGCCCAGATAAGTACAGTTACAGGCGCGACAGCAGGGCAACTATCTGGCACACGCATTAACGAAATACTTGATGAGATTTCATGGCCAGCATCCATGCGTGACGTAGATGCAGGTTTGACCACTATGCAGGCAGACCCCGGCACAGCTCGTACTGCTTTAGCCGCATTACAAACTGTCAGTAATAGCGAATATGGTGCTGTATATGTAGATGCATCTGGCTCGTGGATTTTTCAAGATCGATCAGTAACTACGGCCAGCATCGGCGGCACACCTACAGTATTTAACGACAACGGGAGTGACATCGGCTATTTCAATGCTGTATGGCGACTTGATGACACGCTTATATTCAACCAGGCGAACGTGACCCGCACAGGTGGCACAGTTCAAAATGCTACTAACGCAGCTAGTGTCGAGAAGTATTTTGCCCATACTTACAATATCCAGAACTTACTAATGCAGACCGATGCAGTCGCCCTTGACTATGCCCGTGCATACGTTGCAAGCCGTGCAGAAACTAGCGTTAGATGCGATGCAATCGAGCTAGACCTATACACAGACAATTACAACACAGGCATAATCGCCGCGCTTGATCTAGATTTCTTTGACCCTGTAACTATCACTACGAACCAGCCCGGTAGTTCGACTCTGACAAAAACACTTCAAGTTTTCGGCGTGGCACACAGCGTTACCCCGAATAAATGGCGCACTACCTTTACTACACTTGAACCTATTATTGACGGGTTTATTATTGGTAATGCTAACTATGGCGTTCTAGGCGTAAACGTACTTTCATACTAAGGAGATAAAAAATGGCAACAGGATTCCCAAGCGTTACGGGTGACGTGCTAACTAGCAATATGTTTAACGGGCTAGTGGCCTTTACCCTTAATGCTCAAACAGGTGCTACCTACACAGCGGTATCGACCGATCAGTATCAGGTGCTAGTAACGATGAATAATGCATCGGCTAACGCATTTAAGATACCTACTAATGCATCGGTGGCCTTTGCTGTTGGTACAGTTATTACAGTTATGAATATTGGCGCAGGCACTTGTACTATTTCAGCTGTAACACCAGGTACAACTACAGTTTTAAGTGCTGGCACAGTAGCTGCATCTCCAACACTTGCCCAATACAAATCAGCTGCGTTAATTAAAACTGCTACAGATGCTTGGTACGTTGTAGGGGCTATTGGATAATGTTAAATACAATCGTTGGAGTGCTCACAGGTGTAGGTAAGCCAGTAGTAACTGGCGGCACTTTATCTAGCGATGCTACTTATTTTTATAGAGCCTTTACTTCATCTGGTACTTTTGGCGTTTCTGGCGGAACGCTTAGCTGCGATGTTTTAGTAATTGGCGGCGGTGGTTCAGGCGGAATTTCATTTGGTGCGGGCGGCGGCGCGGGTGGAATTTTTTACGCCACATCTCAAAGCGTTAGTGCAAATCAAACAGTAACCATTGGGCAAGGTGGTGTAACGCCAGCAGTAGCACCATCGGTAAATGGCAGCGATTCTACTTTTGGCTCGCTAACTGCTGGTAAAGGCGGCGGCGGCGGTGGCTGCCAAGCAGGTGCGGGCAATTCAGGCGGTTCAGGTGGTGGCGGCACAATTCCAAACACAGCAGGTGGCGCATCTACTCAATCTGGCACAGGTGGAACTGGTTATGGTTTTGCAGGCGGTAATGGAAATGCAAGCACAGCAGCAGCTGGCGGTGGCGGATCAGCTGCAGTAGGTGCAGCACCTGTTGGAAATGTTGGCGGCGCGGGTGGCGCAGGCACAAGCGCATTTTCATCTTGGGGTAGTGCTACTGGAACTGGCACAAACGTAGGCGGAACTTATTATTACGCTGGTGGCGGTTCAGGTAATGGAACTGGCGGCGCGGCAGCACCTGGTAACGGCGGCACAGCTGTTAATACATCAGGTGCGGCTAATACTGGTGCAGGTTGCGGCGGCGATACAGCCACGCGCGTAGGCGGTTCAGGTTTGGTAATTGTTCGTTATCTAAAGACGGCGGTTTAATATGAGTAATTGGGCAGAAATAGACGATAAAGGTTTAGTGCTACGCGTTTTAGTAGGTGATAACAATGAGCCAGATGAAGGCCAAGCCTTTATGGAAGCACTTGGCGGTACTTGGGTAAAGACAAGTTACAACGCGACTATTCGCAAAAACTTTGCTGGAATTGGTTTCACTTATGATGCAGTACGAGATGCATTTATTGAACCAAAACCCGATAACGCTATTGGCTTTGATGAAAACACATGCCAATGGATAGTGCCAAATGACAGCAATTAGCTATAACGGCTGGCCAGCCTCTAAAGATGTTGAGTCGATCCGTATCAAGTCTTACGCGATCAAGGGCAGTAAGGTAAAGCTGCGTTGCGCATATTTTGCTGCGCCTTTACTCGTGGCTTTTGCCACAGATTTTAATGAGTTGATCGAGCCGATCGATGGCGGTGCGTTAGATGACTGGGGCTACGCATATCGAGATGTTAGAGGCGTACCGGGCAAGTTAAGTAACCACGCATCGGGTACTGCTATCGATCTCAATGCAACGAAGCACCCACTAGGTAAGGCTGGCACTTTCCCAGCTGAAAAGATTCCAATGATCCAGGCATTGACTAAAAAATACGGCCTTAATTGGGGCGGCAACTGGACACGCAAAGACGAGATGCATTGGGAGATTGCACAAGATCCCGTAAAGACGGCAAAACTAATACAAAAATTAGGGCTGCAGTACCTATAAACAATAAGGGCATTTAGGAGTACAACCATGAAAGATCAATTACTAGCTGCTGGCGTGTCATATTTAAGACATGCTGGTACTTGCGCAGCTGCGCTTTACATGTCCGGGGTTACAGATCCTAAGACCCTGGCTAATGCTTTTATCGCTGGCCTTATTGGGCCATTATTGCGTGGGCTTAACCACAGCGATAAGACTTTTGGAATAAAGTAAATGACGGCCGCCCAGTCGCTATTAGCTATAGCCATAGGTATCTGCACACTTATGGGGTTTGCGGCTGGGCTGGTACGCCATCTGGTCAAGTATTACCTAAGCGAATTACGACAGGATGGCAACGGTGGCCATAACCTACGCGGCCGTGTCGATCGCATAGAGGCCAAGGTCGATAGCATTTACGAGATGTTACTGCAGCGTTAGGGCGTGTCGGTTATTGCCAACTGTCATACCCAGGCTTTACCCTTTATTTACACGTTAGGCAGGGCTACCTAATTCGGTGTAGCACGGCTTAACCCAAACAAGGGCGAAGTAAATGGATATAGAAAAAGTAGCAGTATTCGTAATAATGGTGAGTATTGCTTGGTTTATTGTAGGTTGGTCAGTCGGTTACAAAGAAGGCGTAAAGGATGGCTACAATCGTGGCCGCGCAGCTGGTATGCGTGTAGCTAGTGATCGTGTGGTCAAGTGATGGCCTTTGACCTAAATAATTATGAGGATGTGAACAGCCGCATCAAGCGGTTTAGAGAAACCCATATCGCAGGGCGCATAACTACCGAAATCGTTGAGTTAAACGTTAAAGATGGCTATGTAGTAATTAGAGCCTGCGTATTCCGTGAGCATGAGGATGTAGTGCCGGCAGCTATTGACTATGCCTTTGAGCAGAGATCAGATCGAGGCGTAAACAGGGACTTTTGGATCGAAAATTGCAGCACCAGCGCAATCGGTCGAGCCATTGGCTTACTCATGCCAAGTGACGCACGGCCTACACGCCAGGACATGGAGAAGGTAGAACGCTTAGCGGCTCAGCCTGCAGTAGAGGTTGATCTATGGGCTACTGCTGTACCTGCAGTAAAGGTTGATGGCGTGGGAAGTGTGCGGCCAGCAGCTGAAACCATTGCAGACATCAAAGCGCAATTAGGCAGCGAGATCGTAGATCCTGCACCTATCTGCTCGCACGGCCGCATGGTTTACAAAGAAGGCGTAAGCGAGAAAACAGGCAATAAATACCGGGGCTATACCTGTAGCAGTAAGTCACGGGGCGATCAATGCAAACCAATATGGCTATAACTGAGATGGCTCAGATCGTCCAGGTGATCTTAGATCGATCGCAGGAGTTACAGGCAGCAGCTAGTGGGTTTGCCCGTAGCACAGGCGAGAAAGCTAATACGCCAGATCATGCTGGGCGATATAACACAAAGATAAACTTCCACGAGTTCGTAGCCGAGCATAGTGAAGCCGCTGGCGCAGAGATCGCAGTCGCGCAATACATGGGTATCCGTAACTTCATACCTACTGTAAATACTTTCCACGATGCACCAGACATACAACTAGGCAATCTAGGGTTTGAAGTTAAGTGGACTAAATACATTAACGGCCATTTAATTATCCATAAGGATTACCCACGCCTTAGCGATGTGGCCATATTGTGCGTAAACAAGTCCCCGGTATATCAGATAATCGGCTGGATGCCCGTGCTATGGGCTAAGAAAGCCAAGTATTACAACGCAGCTGATGGCAATTACTGGGTATCTCAACGTGAGTTATTTGAAATGGATGCATTAAGGAAGTCTATATATGGCATTACTGAGGCTTAACTGCAGGGTTTGCGCCAAGATAGGTAGCGGCATGCAAACGCACAAGATCGTAGATGAATTTATTAACCTGCCGCCTAACGTAGTTTGCGTTCAATGCTTAGGCTGTGGCGTTATGGGCATTGAGATGCTGCTAAATAGCCAAGTACCTACAGTTGAGGAAATACTCCATGACTAAAACTAATAACTTAGAGATTAGATGCAACTGCGACCCAGAGCAGCCTGAGATGGTAGTTCACCTGGTCAATGGCGCTATCCCTATCATTATTATCAAGTGCGAGATATGCGAAGCTGCTTACACAGTCATGCCTAATTCGGTGCAAGATGCCTAGTTACCTATATCGCTGCGATCAATGCGGCGTAGAACTAGAGATGAATCACCCGGTGAGCACACACGGCGACAGCGCACCATTGTGCTGCAGCTACCCAATGATGCGCGTGTTTAGTGCGCCATCAATCATATTTAAGGGAACTGGTTGGGGTAAAGACAAATGAGGATTAAAAGGCAGTTAAAAAAGATGCAAATAACTAGGGTAGATAATGAGTTAAACAACCCACAGCAAACTTACGTCTATTTCATTGAAGCTACAGACGATTTACACGAGCCAATGGTGAAAATAGGGGTGTCTACAAATGTAGGTCAAAGAGTTATGCAGGTAAATACAGAAATTGAAGCTGGTAAATACAAAATTGACTGGCTTGAACACGGGGGTGCTGATTTAAGGCTACTTGGATATGTGCTTGGTGCTTACGATCTGGAAAAAAGCCTTCACGCTTGCTTTAAAGACTGGTCACTAGGCCGTGAGTGGTTTCATTTAGATGGCGTAATTGATAACGCTATAGACATGATTTTGTCTGATTATTGCGTATGCCAATTATGTTTAATCGCTGATCAATCAACAGGATTGCAGGTACAACATGACTAAGCAACTAGGCCAGGAGTTCTACACAATTCTGGATAAAGGTGTGTATAACTCATGCTGTGACTCTATACAGTTTAAGTACCTGTGCAAAACCTGTGGACAAAACGCAGGATGCTACTTCTGCAGCTTTAACCCAGATGAAAAGCATGAGTGTAATGAGTAGCGACACGCCGATTATATTGAAATGGTTTAGGTATGTATGTGTATACTTAATCTTAGTACTTAACGCTTTTACTAATGCTTATGCTAGTACTAACTCTAATAAAGAGATTGAAAAATATAAACTATATAGTCATATAAAACTCACTAACCATAATGAATACCTATGTTTAGAGAAGCTTTGGTACTTAGAATCTAAATGGAATTACCGGGCTGATAACAAGCGATCATCTGCATATGGAATACCACAGCTGTTAAAGCTAAAGACTAATGATCCTTATAAGCAGATTGACTTAGGGCTTATCTATATTGCTAAGCGATACGGCACACCATGCAAGGCCTTAGCATTTCATCTAAAGACTGGGCACTATTGATGGCTAAGCGAGGCGACCCACGCAGTCAACGTAAGTACAAGGCGATCAGGCTTACAGTCTTAGCCAGGGATCAGTACACCTGTTACTACTGCAACCAGCCAGCTCATACAGTCGATCATATAATCCCTGTATCTAGATCGACCGA